TCTCTGTCAAACCTACTCTTACGTGCCTGATAAGCTTCGAGGCCGAAGATAGGTTTTAGGTCATGTTTCTTGCAGCTATCATAAAAATCCATCCAACCATGAATGTTTCCATGATTAGTCTGGGCGATAGCTCCCATGTTGAGTTCTTTAGCACGTTTCGAGTACTCTTCTACTTTACCATGTCCGTCTAAAAAGCTAAAGACGTCATGACAGTGAAGCTCAACGTATTGTTTCGCCATATGAATCCTTTGATGTGTCTCAAGAAATTATAACACATTGTTAATGGTGGCGCTACAAACTACTGAGTATTTTCCTTGCAGAAATGACTTAATATTCTCTCTATATTCATAGACTCCACCACTTAATCTTGTGACTTCAGTAAACGAAGTATCTTTCTCAAGAGTAGACACTATTGTCCTCCGCGAATGCTTGTGATGGTAATGTAAATTGAACGTTACGCCAAATGGATCGAAGAGTTGACCCTCATAATATATGTAAGAGGTAGCTATTAATATATCTCCATCAACACGTATTGTTGTCTGTATATCTGTCTGATCAGAGCCTATAAAGTTATCAGCTACTACTGTCAAACCAGCGAATATCAACCTTGCCGGTTCATCAACTAAAATCGTATAACCATATATATCAGTGGATTCAAGACCATCTATTATTAGATTAGGTGCACTATCTACAGTGATAATTACGGCTGCGCCGCACCCATCGAAGTCTATAGTTACCTCATCGTAATCATAACCCGCATCATCATAATCGTATGGACATACGGTGATAATGGTAGGTACAAGTCCAGTGATACTAAGTATAGCTGAGGGCTGAACTGTCGCACCAGAGAGTATGGTGACATTTGGTGCGACCATACCTGCATTAGGTAGGGTTACAGCTATATTTCCAAAAACACAACCATCATATTCGAGAGTTATATCGTCATATGTACCGGGATTTTCGTCATAGGTAATTGACGAGCACGCTGAGACATCATCAAATGCAACCATAGACAGATTAAGCGGGTCGACCTCAATCACTTTACCTAGTGAGGTGCCCGCATAACTAGTGCTCGCTGTATTATATGTCGTTGCGGAATTATAATTCAAGAGAGCCACACCTGCCTATCCTAAGGCTTATAATTTACAGGCCGCGTCCCCTATCCATTTGCACCTTTGCAGCCTCTTGATTGGTTATATCGATTATGGCTACAACACCACCACAAACTTTACATACTGGTGGTTGTCCCGCCTGCGCAAATGGGTCTCTTGCCATAGTCGTAGTGGGTATAGTCGTTTTGCATTCCGTACACATACCTACGACATTGTGGTCTAGATCATCACTCATTACTTTCCTCTTCCTTAGGCGGAGTTGCTTTCTTAGCGGCGGATGCCTTTTTGGCAACCTCAGATACAGATACTTCCGGAACGGGAATCTCTACAGCCTTAGATTCGACTTTAGGTGCCTCGCTGACAATGGCTTTAGGTGCCTTTGGCTTCTCTACTTGGTATCGCGCATGGCCCTTAGCTTGGATCTTCGCACCGCGACGTGTCTTAAGTCTTGATTCAATGGTCATTTCTTGCCCCTTTTAATTAGTCTTTTTTTCTTACCCTTCTTGCGGGATGGTGCGTAGCTCATATCACTTGGCTTTCTTAGCGCTCTGCTTAGTCCTTTTACCACTGAAAGTGTTTGCCTTTGCGGTCTTAACACCAGCGTATATGCCAATTTTCTTAGCCATAATAGTCTCCTCTATCGTTCAAGAGTATAGTAATGCCTATTTCTTAAAGTGTCCATACGCATAGCGGATCGGTGACGGATCAGTAAATTCATCGGACTCTATATAGGAATCCCCAACTCTCACCCATTTCTTTTTAGGCTCTAAAGAACAGTTGCCGCAACCTACGCCAGCTTCGTTAGCTCTACGGCAAGTATAGGGACGTCCGCCTATGCCCATGCGTCTACGAGCCAACCAGTCGTCTATGTGAGATGATGATTTTTCATAATTGTAATCGTGACAATTACCCAAGATCATATGTAGATATTCTACAGATTCATCAGTATACGAGAGGATACTACACAGAAAGAGTCCCTCCTCATGCTCTAAATGACCTGTTGACTCAGCCTTTTCCCATAAGCGTGTTATGGCTGTGCAATTATCGAATAAGTTAACTGGATTGAATTCTTTCTGCTCCGAAACCCGGACACCTGTGGTCCCATTCTTCCTAAACAGAGAGATAACATCGTCAACTGAGTGTTGCTCCAGCTTAGATTTCTCATACGCATACTCGTATTCTTTATACCATCTATTACCAGCATAAGAGAATTCTTGTTCAGGAACATCAAATTCTATAGGGTTCTGAGCCATCTCTACGATGGCATCGTACCCCTTTCTAAGGTCTGACAGGGTCAGGTGTATCTTATATAGCCCAGTCTTCTGATGTTTAGTGTTAGGTAGTCGCCACATTCTACGGAGATCATAGACAGCAAAGTCAATGGTCTCTAACTCCAGCTTATCCTTTAAATCGTTGGCAATAGATCTATATATAGCAGGTAAATCATTGCTTGGGACGACCCCAATAGCCAAGGCTTCACACTCTATATGAAATCCTTTCATGCCAGTGAAGTATATTCTTATTTGAGATTCTTCTAAGAATTCTGAAAGAAATTCGGCCAGTTTGAGGGCATCCGTAAGAGACCTAGTCGCATCTTTGTGGTCAAGGTCGAAATACAGGGATCCGAGACGAGTTGCTTTCTCATAATCGGAGTTGTTGTAATGGAATACTGATGTGTATATACCAACTCTATCGTTTTTGTCAGCGAAGGACTGAACTTCAGATTGTTGCACTGTGACTGGCTTTTTTGTATTTCGATCTGTGATTCTGAATACCCTATTCTCTTTCGAATCGTATCGACCAAGCTCAATCCACTTCCAACTGTTACTGTATTTGGATTGGTCATTTGGAAGTCTCAATTTTCGCTCTTCCTTCTTTGTTGTTTAATTTCCACAATGGTATTCTATCAAATTTTAGGGACTTACTGTGTTCTCGATGGTATTCCATCTCAGCTAACAGTTCTCCAAAATGAGTGATCAGCCAGTGTCGTTCTAGAATTCCCATCTTTCACCGACTATGTCGTCACCGTCTACAATATAGTCTATATTAAGCATGAATTGACAAGCAGTGTGCAAGAGAATCTCCAAAAGAGTAGACGGAACTGTCTCTGGAATCGTAGACCAAGGACCTCTTTGACACCTAACTATTCTAAGTATTTGTAGTACGGTATCGTCATTGATATGTATCGTATGAGGCATACCCTCTGTAGCTGTGGTCTGTTCTTCTTCTCTGAGGGCACTTAAATATGTATCTACAGTGTAGGGATGCATAGGATCATAACGTGCATCACCATCTTCATCTGAATAGTACTTAGTAATACTGTGAATGAATGCTGCTACAAGCAGAATATCTCTCTCGGCTGTTTCTACCTGATGGCTCTCCGCTAAAACGTCACAAGTTCTAACTATTCTTCTAATATTTAGAAGTTCTCCACCGGGCTTGTAGCAATCCTTAGGCCATAGATTTTGAAGTTCATCCTTGTCCTCTGGTGCCACCGGCATGAACCATAATATACTAGATCTACCTATAACAGCCTTAACAAACTCTTTCATTTTATCAGAACTAATAAGAGCTATCTCGTTCTCAATCAACGAGAAGAGGGGACCGGAATCAAAGGTGTTATCTTCATCCGCAAGGATTATTTCCAGTAGATCATCATCATTCATTCGTGTCCTCCGGAATACTGTATTTATCAAACACAGAACAAGGACCATCGAAGGGACAAGACTTGCAGGCTACACTTAAGCCCCTAATGGGGGCACATATATCGGTGGATCCGATCTTATTAGACCAATGTTCTAAAGCATTTCTGTGACGATCCTCTACTTCGTGGAAGGTCAATTTGTTAGATTCGTTCCCCAATTCATAAACGGCATATTTGGGCGTACACATGGCTGCTAGAGAACTTTTGTTTCTAAATAGATAATCAACCATAGCAAAATCCATAGTGTAATCTATATTGCCCGCCCAAGAACCCTTTGATCTAGTGACCCATTTTAGAATCAGTAGTTCATTACTCTTTGGCTTTCGTAGAGCTATGTCATAGGAGCCAGATAATCTTATATCGTTGTTTAACGATATGGATACGGCTTCATCTATGAGCAAGGGCTGTGCGTCTATAGTTGAAAAATCATCATAGAAATGACGCAGTACATTCGCTGCTCTTGTAGTCAAATTAGTCTCATTTACTACATGAGGCTCCTGTTGTGCGACAGCTAGATCGTACGCAGTGGTGTCACCATCGAACCAGCTGCGTTGCCACCTATTTAGGAGAGCATTATAGGACGGAGTATTGCCACCCTGTCTCTTATAGAAGAAGAAAGACAGTATCTTTTTAATCTCCACCTCAAAGCGAGATAAGAGAATTTCTCTGTGTGTTACAGGCTCTAGTTTCTCCTCTATATGACGATAATCATACAGTAATTCACACGTTTGAAAGTCTCGTATCTTTTCTGCTGTCAGTGTTATCATAGATTCTCTATACCCTTACTAAAATCGTTGTTAGGTGTATGCGGATTCCCTGCTGCAACGTACTTATTCACGTCATAGGGTAAATACGATTTTGAGTCATCATCATATTTTACCATAGGAGGGTTCAATATGAAAGCCCCTCCTGTGATTCTATTCTTGGGGACCTGGAGTTGCATTATCGAAGGATCGATCGTCTCGTCACCATCTTCTGCTACGGAAGTTATAAACATCGTGATAGAAGACTTTTGTTGGATAGCTATAGAGCCACCGGTGTCAGCCTGATTAATAACTTCTCGCTTCTCCTTGATGGCATTGGCATTCTGCTGTGCTGTGATGATCATTACACAGTCCATCTCTCTTGCTAGCTTTTCAAGTCTCACCATCATCTGTTCAAACTCGGCCCAACGTGGCTTATTGGAACCTTTGGTAAACATTGACTGTATCGTGTCAATGACGACAATATCTGGAAGGATATCGTTATGTCCCATGACATCTTTAAACCACAGTTCTAGATCATCGAAGTAAGGAGTATCAGGATCATGACGAACCATCAATCTATCACCCCACTGTGCCAATTTGGCCTTATATAAGGTGGAGTACTTGTCTCTCTCCTCTTGAGTCCATTCATCTGCTTCCTTGTAGACGTTTCGCTTGATTACTTGAGTAAATAAGATGCGCTCCCAGTGAGTCTGGGCCTCTTCAAAGTTGACGTACAGCACCGTGTATCCTTCATCTAGCCAGTTATTACACAGAGACTTACAGAAAGTAGACTTGCCCTTACCGGAAGCGGCGAGTATAGCATGTACCGCTCCCCTATAAAATCCTCCGTCCTCGGTATAACCCATTACCTTATTAAGTTCCTTGAACTGCGTAGGAACGAAGCTTGGTATGTCGAGTAGATCTTCTACGTTGTCAATCATCTGATTGCCAGTAGTCACATAGTCTAGAGGGTTAAAATCTAACTCTCTTTCTAAATCACTGATCTGTTCTGTGAGTTGAGTTATGTGATGACGATCTTCATCAGTTTTAGCACCTTTTTTATTGATGACTAATTGCAATTGTTGTATTGCATTCATCTGATATCTTTTATTGGCACGTAACTGCAATAGTTTCAATGCTTGGTGCTTATCTGGTAGCTGTTCTATGCCAACTATCTCCGCCATGAATGCACGTACCGCAGCTTCCCCACCTAGCGCAGAAAAGATATCCGTGTCCTCTAACCAAGAGCGGAATGCTATGGGATCAACAGGATCAAGTCCTGTTTGATGATGGAAATCCACTATTGATTTGTAGAATTCATGGATACCAGTCTCGCCATATATGGCACCTATGATGGCTGGATCAATGCTCTCTGAGAAAAAGTTTACAGCACCCTCCTGGAGGAAACACAAGGCAAAAACCTGATATTCTAATGATGGCCCATGTGTTGCTTCCCCTATATCAAATACCGTCACGTTTTCTTAATCTCCTTCATCTTCTTGTACTGACGACGCCAGTGCAATCTTCTTCTTTGTTGTTGTTCTTCATAGAATGCACTCTTAGGCATTGACTTTTTCTTTATCTTCTTATCAAAATTACTAGAGTCACGCAATGCTTCTACGATTCTATTATACACAACATCTTCGTTTAAGTCATCATTATATCGAAATGAAATCATAGCAATTTCTTGCTCTTTACACAATTCTAATTTACGCTCATCTCTCAACTGTCCTTCAACGAAATCTCTATTAGATTCATGGAACATTGTGTTGAAAAAGAAGTGTTGACGACCATGATATTCTGCACCGATCTTATAAGCTGGACAATACACGTCTAACATAAGTCTTTCGCCAACATGGAACTCGTTAACTATCTTCTCTCCAGGAATGAGTTCATTAAAGATGTGAGTTAGAGAGGAAGCACCGCGCGACATCTTCCTACTCTTCCGACGCACCCAATCGTAACCCATCTCCTTCACAGTAGCTGCCACATAAGTCTCATGCTTGTTTATTTCAACAGCTATTTCTGCATAGCTTTTATTAGTTTGAAAAAGAAGGTCGGCGATGACATATCGCTCATTCTCCTTAGACATGATACCCTCCTAGGGTGTCAGAATGAGGTAATTATATCGTGTGGATTAGACTCACGGATGACGGTAGAGGAATGTGCGCTTTCCATAAAGATGGCCTTCTCTACAAACTCTTTCAAGTTCAGGGCACCCGAATAGCTGAATGCGGATACGAGTCCCTTGCATATATCGTTTAATACATCAGTTACAGGACCCTTAGCCTCCACCATTCCGGAGACACCTTCAGCGAAAGCGGATCCCGCTTCCTTTGATGCCATACCTCTATACTCCTTGTAGGTTTTACCCTCATATACTACCATGTCGCCAGGAGTTTCATTGGTTCCCGCCAACATATTACCTAGCATCACCGCATCAGCACCTGCCGCTAAGGCTTTAGCTATATCGCCAGAGGTCTTGATGCCACCATCAGCGATGGTGGATACTCCGATTTCGTTTGCCCTATCGGCACACAGTGAGATTGCAGTCAACTGAGGCACACCAGTACCCGTGACTACACGAGTGGTACAAGCACTTCCAGGGCCTATACCGACCTTGATAGTGGTGGCACCAGCGTTTGCTAGGTCGGTGACCCCTTGAGCTGTGGCTACATTTCCTCCGACCAGTGTCACATGTGGTGTCTCTAAACCGTTGACGACCTTTTCTAGAGCGTCTAGCGCATGCTTACTATGGCCATGTGCGATGTCTAGAACAAGTAACGATATCTTATTCTCGTTTGCCCTATTGATAACTAAGTCCAAATCCTCATTGACCCCAAAGGCCACTCCAAATGCGACATCAGGAGTACCAATACTAAATCTATCCTCAATGGGAATACCCCTATGCAGTACGCCAACAGCACCCACCTTCGCCATAGCCAACGCCATCTTGGGTCCGCATATAGTGTCCATGTTTGCTGCCATGACAGGAATTGAGAGTACTGATTTACCAGATTTGGTACCCATTAGGACTGTAGATAGGTTGACATTACGCCTAGTTCTTACTTCAGAGTACTGAGGAACCAAGAGGACATCGTCAAACGATAATCCTTTCTCTTCTGTTAATCTTATCACTTATAATCCTTTACCATTTGATCGTAAATCCATCTATATGTTTGCTCTAAGCCATCCATTAAAGATATCGATGGTGCCCAGTCTAGTTCGCTTTTTATTAAAGTGTTGTCACTACAGCGACCACGTACTCCTTGAGGCTTTGATAGATCATAGCGTCTAGTTACCTCTACTTCACCTATTTCTTCAACTATATCTACAAGCTTGTTTATTGTGACTAGTTCGTCACTACCTAGGTTAACTGGTGCATGAAGATCTGAATCCATAATACGCATAAATCCCTCTATGCAATCATCGACATACATAAAGCTGCGAGTCTGTTGACCATCGCCCCAGATATCCATCTTGAGATCACCGCTAAGCTTTGCGTGTATTATCTTACGACAGATAGCGGCAGGTGCTTTTTCTCTACCACCATCATAGGTTCCATAAGGACCGTAGACATTATGTAGACGAGGTACATAGGTAAGCATTGGGGATTCTTTACCTATGTTGACAGTCAATTCTTCAGAGAAGAGTTTCTCTAAACCATATCCGGGTTCGGGATCTGCGGGATAGGCGTCTTCCTCTTTCAGGTAAACGTTCTGTTCATTTTGCATGAATCCTGGATATACACAGGCAGAGGAGGAAAACAGATACTTTTTCACACCATGCTCAGCTGAGTACTTAGCCATGTTAGCGCTGATTAAAACGCTCAGCATACAGTCAACTTTATGGGAATCTATATATCCCATGCCTCCCATATCTGCAGCTAACATAAATACCGTATCCCAACCAGATATCAAGATACTGTTTACGTCTATACTCTTAGATAGATCTCCTACAGGAAGGTTCTGTGCGCCATCGTGCCACTGATACCAGTCATCATGATCCTTAATATCCACTCCAGTTACTCGATGACCTTCACTTACGAGTCGCTTAACTAAATGACCACCAATGAAGCCACCCGCTCCTGCTACTAAAATCTTCTCACTCATAATAGTTAACCTCTATTCTAGCGGTTGCCAAGATATCTGAATACTACCTGTCCATCTCCACCCGTAGCGGTAACACGCTCCCAGGATTGATTATATTCCTCAGTCAGTTCTCCGTGGGCACGGCTTTCTCCATATGTGCCAGTTACCTTGCCGTCATTACCCCAGTCATCGTATCCAACCTGAGTAATGCCTGGACTCATTAGGTTATTCTTGGCGACCCATTTCATTGCTTGTTTCGCAGAGGTATATATATCTGTATCAATATCAATAAAGAAAGCTGGACGCATATCGTATTCTTCGACTAGACCATCGTGAAGTGAGTCTTCAAAGAAACCGGATACGAATATCAATTCCTTACCAGGTAAAAATGGTTCTACTTTCTTACGAAACTCATTAATGGTTTCTTCTACAGAATTTGTATCCCAATACTTCGATGCGTTAAATGCTGAATAGAAGGAAGACTTCTCTGGATCCCATACATCGAATACTTCTTCCTCAGTTTCCGGGGGGATACCTTGGAAGGAGTCGAATAAGAATATGCGATCGTAATTTACTCCTTGGCGCTGGAGAGCTTGTGCCCATTCAATCGTAGACTGACCAGCAAATACTCCAAACAAATATATATCCATAGTTCCAGATATATCTTGTGACTTCATATGCCTAGCCCAGGCGACAGATCTCCATCTATCTATGATGTTCTCATACTCGGCGTTGATCATTTGTTGTATCTCTCCTATCTCACCAGGACATGGTTGCCCGGTAGGTGAGGTGTATCGAATTTCTCGGTCCAGTCATCATACAGTGATTCTACTGTTGATGCACTATCAAATTCTGCATTACTGTTTTGATGTATTATTAAAGCTGACTCAGCATGGAAGCATTTGCGTTCTTTAACATAAGCTATCGAAGCACTACCTGATTCGGATAAAGCCCAACATGAGATGAAACAATCCGCTATTTGATCATCCATAAGATGAAGATGATCCAGGTCTATCAATTGTATAGCACCCTTTATGTTAGAGGTCTGATTTAAGAAAACATTCTTACATCCCATATAACTAAGAGCATTATCCTGTATACGGCACATGCCTGGTAGATCTATTATGGTATAAGAATTAAAATCTGTATACAGATCTACCAACCTAGCCAAGTTACCAAACCCGCCACCCCATTCTACGAAATAATTACATGAATCGAACGTAGGAGATTCATTAACTAAAAGCGAGAACTCCCATAAATGTCTCACGGTGTTGTATGAAAAAGTTCTTGGTATATCATGAATCATGAATTCACCTGTTGGTTCACCCAACACGGGTTCCGTTATCTCAACCATATCTAGAAAATCTGGACTAAATGTATTGTGCACGGCTTCAGATTCTAATCTATTGATCCCACCAGCTACGACCATGGTATCTGTGAATGGTGATGTGCCAAGATATGAACTTGGATTAGAGATCATAGCATTTTCAAGTTCCTTAACCTTAGCCAGCCAATACGGCTGCACGAAGTGCTCCATGTCTTAACCTTCCTTTGAAATAATATCATAGTCTTTAGAATAAAGATCTTGTAATTTATCTAACAATTCTTTATCACCATAAACCAATTCCTTAACCTTCTGTTTCATTTTTGGATTGCCTTCGAAAGCTTGCCCTAGTGATCTATTGAATCTACTCTCGAACCAGCTTTCTAATTCGTCAAAGAGAATTATTTTAACAGGAAAATCAGCAATAAGTCCAGCCTGTGAATGTAAATGATTATCGTACATATCGGACTTAGCAGATGCAAGCTTATCTACCATGCCATGCATAGCTGATGCATCCATCCCCTTCAGTATGTCCCGATGCTCTTGAGTGATAGATTCTTTCCATATCCAATTGTCTAAATTGTCATAGTACATGCTAACTGCTGATACAAATCGACTAACCGGATCCCTAACTACTGCTATGATCTCCCACCCATAATCTATTTTGTTTATAGGGAAACTATTTTGTTCTACAAGGTGAGAATCATTTTTTAGATTTTTAGTCAAAGAATGTGAACCAGTCTTATACGTATGTATAAATCCAAACCTATGTGCAGGAAAGAGAAAGGTTCTATCTATAGAAAAGTTACTCATTGACCATCAAATCCTTCATACCCTCATCAATCATCTTGATGCCTTCTTCGACTTCTATTGTAGAAAGGTGGAATCCCCTAGAGAAGAACATCACTGGCGCATTTTTGATACCGAGTTGAGTGTCTCCATTAACTTCTTCCAAAATATTAGCATATACGGGTACATCATAAATCTTTGATATAATCTCAGCTATGTATCGTATAGATACTGGATAAGATGATGAAATATCCATAGCCTCTTGAGGGCCACGATCGGCCACATCGTGAAGATCATCCAATACGGCTAATGCTTCATCGTATCTTTCACATAGGGAAAGAAGAGTCTTAGAGCAGTCAAGCGCATGCATGAAATACCTTAACTCATGTCCACTACTCTTCATATGTATGGCACCATCGTTACGAGCCATGTTAATGAAATCTGTAATCACATGGAACTTCTCGGGATCTGTCTCTAAACCGTAGACATTCCAAAACCGGACATTCAAACCACCTAGTGACTTCGTATAGAATTCACTAACACGCTTTAGCATACCGTATGGTGAATGAGTCATATTCGACATCTGACTAGACCCATTGATGAATGGAACATTTTCTATTGCTAGTGCACGAAATACATTGTTCATTATCGCATTGTTGTTGAATAGATATTCAGGCTTGTGTTCATACTCTTTTAGGTAATGAGAGCCACCAACATCGAAAGCGAGGAACAGAACCACGTCACACCATTTCATATGCTTCACTAACGACACATATTGATACTCGTCTCTGAGATCGAAACTCTCTTCTCCTATGATGTCAAGACCCTTAATGTCGTGACCTTCTTC